GTGGCTCCTCAAAGTGGGCGAGTATACGGTTCCCGACGTCCTGCATCGTGACCGCAATTGCCTTGCCTACGGTCGCACCGACCTCTGGTGGTAAATGGTTATGTAGTACCGCCACGACCTCCTCAAAGGCCGCCTGTAAGTCTGCGTTGAACTCCTTTTCCCAGCGTTTGTCGTCCAGACTAATCACATTGTCTGTCATAACGTTGAAGGGGTGTAATTACGAAGGGGCGGCTTCCGAAAGTACGAGTACTGCTGCATGTTTTCATGGTGGATCTTACCTGGAAACATCTTGCAGCCGAATGCCGCAATGGCGAGTGCCATGACGCAGTCGTCATGGCTCCCGTGTTGGGCCGCCATCTTCCCGTCGGGCTTCGACACAAACGTCTGAAGCTCATCCAGGATAATAGGCGACCGTACACTGATTTCACGCTCACGTATCAGTTCGCGCAAATAGTCGATTATTAGTGGTTTTGACTTTACGGTCGTGTGGAATCCCAGCTTACGTGCGGTCCGTGACGACCGCTCGTCCAGGATCTTTTCCGTATATAGATTGGGATAGTGGTGGACGTCCCGTAGGAAAGACAGTGTGACCAGCCCGTGGTTGTTCCTCTCTACAAACAACTGTGCCCAGTTGTACCAACGTCCCAGGGCCGTGAGCTGCCATGCCAGTAGGTCCGGGTCTATTTTGATCCGCAGGACTGCACACTCCCGGTACGTCACCGCGTCCAGCACGACTGCCACGCTCCAGTCGGTGTCCCTGCCGATCTCCAGGCCCTCTGATACGTCAACGCCAATCCTATACTCGTGCGTCTGCATCGGGCGCTCCCACACCTGGAGCTCACCATCCTCACCACTTTGAAGCACATAGCTTTCCTTTTCGGAACCGTCACGCCACGCCTTCACCGGGATATAGAACCCCTCTGCCGGGTTCTCCCGGGTGCGTGTCTCTGCGTCCAGGACCATCTCTGTGAGGACCTCACGGTCGAAGACCGTGCGCCCCGTACTGACAAAGGCCTGCCGTGCGTTGCTGGGGTACTCCTGATGGAACTTCAGTAAGTCATTCTGGCACTGGGTGCGGATACAGTTCCGGCGCCAGTTCAGGTGCTCTAGGGTGACCGTAAAGGACAGGGGCTTTTCTTCCCCAACATCAAACTCGGTGGTCTGTCCGAGGAGCTTTGCCTCCTCTTCTCCTCCGTATCGCGGGTCCTTCCCAAGAGCGTCCTCAAATCGTTTTCGTTGATCGGCTCCCTCAAAGGGCCGTTTGTAGTGAGTATAAATATACCATGGAAAAAAGATTGCCTCCCACCCGGAGTCTCCAGTGTATGCGTCCCAGAACATGTCGTGGAAGATGCCGCCCACACCTTGAGCGGTGGATTCAATTACTGCCTCGGTCTCGTACCCCTGGACCACACAGTTCAGTAGCCCAAGCAAATAGTCCTCACCACCGTCTCCCCAGGACGCCACTTCACTACAGTGCAGATAGTCCACCTTGGAGCCACGGACCTCACGGCCGCCCACCGTTGACAGCGTATACTGAGAATTTAATCCTCCCTCGTCACTTCCCCAAAACAATTCGCGCTTGCCGGAATACTTGGTCGCCGGCTTGAGCTCCACGGGAAGGTTCTGCTCCATCATCCGGGCCATTCCGAACATGACGTCCGTCGCCGCCTTTGAGTGGGTGCAGATGTGCGTCACCTTGTTTTTGTTCATCGCCGTGTGGTGGAAGTAGCGCCCCTGGATAAACGTTGAGACACCAAATCGACGGGCCTTCAGAACAACCATGCGGACATGGTTCTCCCTGGCAAGCTGACGTTGCATCAGCTTGTGCAAAATTAACTGAACCTCGTTCAATTTAAACTGCACCGTGTCTCCGGAGCCGAACTCCTGGATCTTCAGGCAGTGCTCAAAATAGAGAAGCGCGTCCTCTTTCAGCCGCTTCACCAGAGCGACTAGGTCCTGGTCCATAGGGATTCGAATCCGAGTCTATTGGCCACCCCTCAAGGCAACCAGTTTATTTATACCGTGTTTTTCGTTCTGGATCAGCCACTGCAAATAGACCTTGGCCTTTTCCAGATCACGGGTCCCTTCGCCCTTTTTTTCGAAGCGCCAAAGGTATTTTATGACGTTGCCCTTGCAGTAGCCGCTAAAGGCCTCTTTTGTCATCGACGCACGCATCGCGTCTATGCACTCAATTTCAGAGTCCGCATAGTGGGGCGGGCTCTCTACCATCTTGTCAAATTCCTTATATATATCAGACCTCTCTGCCTCTAATGCTTTGAACGGTGGGTCTGTTTCTGTGTACCGCATTTGGGGGTCGTACTGGGGGCTCTGCTCCGCCATTCGCTGCCGGGCTACCGCAATGCTTTTAGCCATCTTTTCAGTCCTTTTTGTTTCATCATAATTATAGTCAGCCATGGTAGAACTCCCTTGAGCTCAAGGCTTTGTTGTTGGGTTCTAAGTCTTCGTCGTGTAAGCCGCTATCCCACTCACGCAGGATGCGCCTATAGTCCATTACCGCCGCCTCTATCTTTTCAAAGGCAAGCCTCAGGAGCCACGGGGGTGGGACCCTAGCTGAATGGGGTTTTTCCGTCATTTTTTTGCCTTTTCAACTTTGACGGGAACATCTTCCTCGGTTATGAAGTCTGAAATTATCATGACCATGAAGTCGTTTAGCTTCATGTCTGCCTCATGGGCACCTAAAGCCAGCCCGATGAACGTCTCGTCGTCCAGATCGACATGAATTGTCTCAAATTCCTGCGACTTGGTCGTCGCTGTTGGACTTTTCAACGTCTTCTGGATCTCGTCCCACTGCTCCTTCTTCATCCCCTCTGTTGTCATTGTAATATCCATTAAGTTGCTCCCGCTGCTTCAACGAGAGCCGGTTATAGTGCTCGGTTGCGCCGAGTAAATAGTCTTTCATGCTCATATTATCGATAAAATATGTGGTCCCCGATTTTTACCGTCTTAATGAGCTTCTTTGCCCACCACGGTTTGACGTAAAACGCGTGATAATGCGTTGCGCCACCTGTAATGTCCTTGTCCCTGTGCAATAACGCCAGTGAAGCTATGCGCTGGCACTCCTCAAACGCTATTTTGTCGTAAATCTGGTCTGGTTTGCCGTCACAGTGCCAACTAAATTGGCAAAGATGCGTTTTACCTGGGATCCTGGAGGGCTGAAACACTACTGCACAGATCGAATTTGGGAATTCGGGGTTCCTTACACGATTTAGGGTGGCGTTTGCGACGGCATACTTGCCGTACTCGTTCTGGTTTTTTGCTTCAAAATAGATGTTTTTGCTCAAACAGATGAATTCTTGCTTAGAGACCGGCAAACGGTCCGGGTGGTAGGTAACCATAGAGTATTTGAAGACCGGTGCAGCCGAGATCGAAGTAGCTAACACCAGCGCTAAGCTGAGAATGAATCGCATACATGTTTCCCTTTGCTATTTCTGGATATGGGTTGGTGTAGAAACGTGACTAACTACTTTATGTAGTTGACCCGGGGGGCGTCGGTCGCCCCGGGGGGGAGGGGGCGGGCGCCTGGATCATTAAAAAGGGGTCGCGGCGGGTCGGTGGGGTCATTTAGTTTGGTCGGTCGAGGTGATCCGCCAGGAACCAGACTAAATCCGACTGGGAACCCATCAGGAACCAATACTAATGACTCAAAACTCTTAACTATTGACTCTTTTTCTTGAGAATTTGTGTCAGTTTGCATCCTGAACCGTTGGTAATAGTGCGGGAGTTGGAGTTACGTCCTTAACTGAGCGTGTTGCGTCCAGTAGTTGTTCGAAGGCATGAGAGTGCTTGTGCTCCACCTTCCTAAGGTCCTGGAACATGCCATTGTGTCGGCCGATTAAGTGCATGATATCCTTAGCTGGACCATAGGATCCATTGTCCCTGGCTGCTTCATATAGACTGTAGAGTTCGGTTATGATTCTCTGCGGCGTTAACCCGGCAACATTTAATTGTTTTTCAATCTCCCTCTTTATTACGTCATTCTGCAACAGTCGAGGACCTTGAGTCCTGGCTGACTTAGCTCTGTAACC